TAGTAGCTCCTGGATTAATTGCAGATTCTACATACACAGATCATATTACACAAGTTAATTCATTAGTAGCATTAGCAGAAAATAGACAAGATTGTATAGCAGTAATTGATGTTTCAAAATATGGAAGCACAGTAGCTGCAACAGTTAATAGTTCAACTGCATTTGATTCAAGTTATGCTGCTACTTATTGGCCTTGGTTACAATCAATTGATCCTACTAGTGGTCAGACAGTTTGGTCGCCAGCTTCAGCGTTTATACCGGGTGTATATTCATTCACTGATGCATCATCGGAACCATGGTTTGCTCCAGCAGGTTT